TGCACCTTATGACGGTCGATACGCAGGGTGCGTAAGATGGTAACCAACCCCGCTGACCTCGATACACCGCCGGTCGCTCCGCCCCCTCGTCGTCAGCAATCGGTTCCTACAGGGACAGGTTAAACGCCAAGGTGAAGGTCACCACGCCGTGACCGGCCATGTCCACTGTTGTCACGATCGGTGATGGCGGTTGACGCACCTGCCCTTTCCGGTCCAGAAGCGCCGGAACCCGTTCAGAGGCTAGCGCCATGAGGTCTTCCAGCCCCAGGCCGTGTTCCACTAATTCATCCATGCCCACCACGTAAGTCGTATGCGCATGGGTGAACTTCAGTTCCAGCAGGCCCAGCAGTCGCAACTGAGTAGGCCTGCCTAGTCGTCTATCGGTGACACGCAGAGGGAGCATGCGATCGGCCTTTCAGGCGAGGACCAGGGCAGTTTATGTGCTTTCACGTCGAGAGCTCATACCCACCCCTTTGCCTATGACGAAGGTCGTATCGGACATTGACCTCGCACGTTGGCACGCGCGTAGGCATGACCGAGCGATTTGACCCATAGGTCCTTCGCTGCCGTATCGACGTCCGCCACATCGTTCTGAAACGCTCCCGGCAGAACAGCCCCCGGATGCAGTGTGCGCGGGCCTTCCGCAGCATGTACCGCATGCACGAAGACCCCACGCAACTCGTCAACCTGATTCGCTACGGCACCGTTGCCACGGTCGATGTGGCGACTGCCCGCGTGGTCGTTTCGGTGGGCGGCCTCACCACTAAGCCCATCCCCTGGCTTGCGCCGCGTGCCGGCGCCATGCGCACCTGGTCGCCGCCCTCCCCCGGCGAACAGGTGCTCGTGCTTTCTCCCGGCGGCAACCTCGGCGCCGCCGTCGCCCTGACGGGCCTCTTCTACGAAGCGTTCACCAAGCCCCACGACGCCACTGCCGACAATGTGGTGATCGCCTTCGGCGACGGCGCGGTGCTGCTGTACGACCAAGCGGCGCATCTGCTCAAGGGCGCGCTTCCGGCGGACGGGCGCGTCGAACTCACCGCGCCCCGCGGCTTTCGCCTGGTCGGCAATGTAGACGTGGACGGTCAACTGCATGTGATGCAGGCGGCTCGCTTCGACGCGACCCTGCATACCGCGCAGGACATCACCAGCGACGGGGACGTGAAGGCCGCCGACATCAGCCTGCGCAACCACCCGCACGACAAGATTCAGCCTGGGTCCGGCATGTCGGGCAAGCCGCAACCATGACCGGCATGTCCCGCACTACTGGCGCCGTCCTGCCGGAGATCGAGCACATCGCCCAATCCGTGGCGGACATCCTGACCACGCCGCTGGGCAGCCGCCTCGCACGACGCACCTATGGCAGCCGTCTTTTTGAACTGCTGGACGCACCGGTGAACGCCACCACCCGTGTGCGCCTGTTCGCCGCCACAGCGACCGCACTCATGCGCTGGGAACCGCGCCTCAGCGTGCAGCGCGTGACGCTGACGGCCATGGACGGTCTTCGAGGGCGCTTCGCCCTCGACATCACCGCTGCGCTGGCCGCCACCGGCGACGCCGTCACCCTCAGTGTGCCTATCGGAGGCGCCGCATGACCGGCGCCATCCAGCTCGACCGCCTTCCGCCGCCCGATGTGGTGGAACCGCTCAACTTCGAAACCTTGCTATCGCAGGGCAAGGCGATGTTCCGCACCCTGTGGGACGAACAGCGCAAAGCCGATCCCACCCTTCCCGTGCTCGATCTCGACCGCGAGTCGGAACCGGTGGTCAAACAGCTACAGCTGGTCGCCTATGTCGCGCTCGGCTTGCGCCAACGGGTGAACGACGCCGCTCGCGCCAACTTCTTGGCCAGCGCCAAGGGCGCCGACCTCGACAACCTGGGTGCGTTCTACGGCGTCAGGCGCCTAGTGCTCCGCGACGCCAAGCCGGAACTCGGCGTTGAGGCGATCTACGAGGCCGACGACGACTACCGCGAGCGCATCACCCTGGCGCCGTCGTCGTTCTCTGTCGCTGGTCCCGAAGCGGCCTACATTTTTCATGCGCGTAGCGCTTCCGGCGACGTACTGGATGCCAGCGCGATCAGTCCGACGCCGGACGATATTCGCAGCCTGGTGCTCGGTGTCCTGGCTGCGCACAACGCCACGGCCGAGCTGGTCGCGGGCATGACACACGCGCTCGACACCGCCACCTGGCCGGGCGAGGTGATTGTGTCGGTGCTGTCGCGCAAGGGCGATGGGCAGGCCGACAACGCACTGCTTGCGACCGTTCTGGCGCGCGTCAACGCCGATGGCGTTCGCCCTCTGACGGATGCCGTCACCGTGAAATCCGCCGACATCGTGCGCTTCACACTGCGCGCGAGACTCTGGTCCTTTGCCGGCCCCGATCCCACGATTGCGATGGCGGCCGCGCGTCGCCAGCTGGATGCGTACCTGGCCGATGCACGCCGACTGCGCCGCTCGATTGCGGTCTCGGGCCTCTACGCCGCCCTGCATGCCGCCGGCATCCAGAAGGTGGAGCTATTGGAGCCCGCGGAAGACATTGTCATCGCCGCCACCCAGGCCGCCTACTGTGACCCCACCGACATCGACCTGACGTACGGTGGCATCGGTGCGTAGCCTGCTGCCGCCCAACAGCACGTCGCTGGAACGCACCATGGAGGCGGTCACGCTGCGCCTCACGGACGTGCGCGTACCGCTGCGCACGCTGTGGAATGCCACCACGATCAGCGGCGAGCTGCTGCCGTGGCTGGCCTGGTCGGTCGGCCTGGACAGCTGGAAGACGTATTGGCCCGACTCGGTGAAACGCGCGCGTACCGCGCAGGCCATCGACATTGCGCGCCGTAAAGGTACGGCGAAGGCCGTACGTGACGTGGCTGCCGCCTTCGGTGCCTTCGTGACCATTGTCGAATGGTGGCAGAAGACGCCGCGGGGCATTCCCCACACCTTCGACGTGATCGTCACGGTGTCCGGCCAGGGCGGCACCGAAGCCAGCGCAGCGTACGTCGAAGACATCATCGCGGAAATCACCCGCACCAAGCCCGCGCGCTCGCATTTTGTCGTCACGCAAGGCCTGCATGTCCTAGGTGGCATCGGTCTCGTGTGTGCCGTGCGCGCGCAGTCCTATGCCCATATGAAATTTGAGGACGTTGCCTGATATGGCCCTCGGCTTCACCCTGACCCCCGAAGGCCTCGCGGCGCTGCGGAACCCTGACGGTGACGGCACCCGCGCGGTACGCGTCGCCAGCGTCGGCCTCACCGCGGCCACCCTTGTCCCGGGCCAACCCGTGCCCAACGAAATCAAGCGGGTCTCCACCCTGGCCGGCGGCGCCACCGCGGCGGACACGATCCACGTCACCGTCACCGACGCGACGCCGGGCGCGATCTATGCCGTGCGTGGCTACGGCTTCTATCTCGATGACGGCACGCTGCTGGGCTCCTACGGCCAGGCCGACGTGATCGTGGAGAAGTCCGCAGCGTCCACGATGCAGTTGGCGGTCGATATCCAATTCAGGGCACTGGATGCCACGCAGATCACGTTCGGCGACACCACGTTCCACAATCCCGCGGCGACCACCGACTTGCTCGGCGTGGTGGAGCTGGCTACCTCCGCGGAAGTGAAGGACGGACGGGATACGCAGCGTGCCATCACCGCACGCGGGCTGCGCGACACGCTGGACGATCGCTTGGGCGCCTTGGCACCCTCTTCCTTCGTCAAGCCGCTGCTCGCCCTCGCCAACGCGTCGCAGTTTCGCGACGCCATCGGTCCGGAGTTCAAGGCTGCACCGCATCAGCACCCGATGGCCGACATCATCGGCCTGATCACTGCGCTTTCTGCCAAGCTCGATGCGCGCTCGCGCTACGTCCCGGGTCAGATCATCGTCTCGGCCGCGCTGTCAGCGCCCGCCGGCACGCTACTGTGCAACGGTGCAGCGATTTCGCGCGGTGACTACGCCGACCTGTTCGCGGCTATCGGTACGCGCTTTGGCGCGGGCGACGGCAAGACCACCTTCAATGTGCCCGCCTTTGGCGAAGGCGCGGTGATCAAGGCCACGGTGGACCCTCAGAAGGTCGCCATCTATAGCGCGGGCTCTGTGTTGAGCCATACCCACGGCGCCACCGCGGCGGCCGTTGCCGATCACAGCCATACGGTGTCTATCGTCGCCGCCGGGGGACACGCGCACGGTGCAAGTTCCAGCGGCGTCGGCGATCACGCGCACGGCGCCTGGACCGATGGCCAAGGCTGGCACGGCCATACCGGCGCCACGAATGTGGCCGGTGGCCACACGCATACCGCAGCCAATGGCGCATCCATCATCACCAATGCGTGGGGTGACGTGGGTTACCAGGGCGCCGGCAGCCCCCGTCTGCAAAGCGCGGGCGCCAACACCGCCGCCGCGGGTGATCACCAGCACGGCCTGAGCATCGATGGCAACGGCACCCACGGTCACAACATCGGCATGAACGGCGCGGGCGGTCACGCCCATGAGATCTACATCGCCGCCGTCGGCGACCACAACCACAACGCCTCAGCCGGCAGCGCCGGTGGCCACGTCCACACCATCACCGTGTCCGCGGCAGGCGAGAGCGCCAACCTCGCGGCCGGCTGGCATCTGTTCCATTTCATCGCCTACTGAGGCCACCGCATGTCTGACCACCTGCCGGCGTCGACGTACGCCTACAGCTTCGACACCATCACCCGCGAGTACCTGTGCGCCGTGCTGGTCTATCTCTCACCCGCAGAAGGCACATACCACCTTCCCCCGAACGTAGTGGAGGCCAAGCCACCCGCCGAGATGGGGCCGCGCCAGGCCGCGCGCCTCAACAGCAGCGGCAATGCCTGGGACATTGTGCCCAACTACCGCGGCGCGATGCTGTGGGACATCGCCACGGGCCACCCAATCCCCAACACCCTGCGGCTCGGCGAGATGCCGCCCGCCGGTGTGACTGCCGAGCCGCCGCCGGTGTTCAGCGATGCACAGCCGCTGCGCAACATCTGGAACCCCACGGCGCGCGCATGGCAGCAGGAACCGGACTACAGCCGCTTCCCCGTGTGGTGGAAGGCCACCGGCGATCTGGCGCCGCGCGTGCCGTCCGGTCGCGAACTGCCCGACACGCTGACCACGCAGTGCCCGCCGACGCCGGGCACGCACCAGGCCGTGCAGTGGAACGACGAGCACGCCAACTGGGCGTTCGTCGCCGACTACCGCGGCTTCACCTACTGGACCGCCGATGGCGTGCGGCACGTCATCACCCAGCTCGGCGACCAACCGCCGACCGGCTATCTCTCCGCGCCGCCCGCGGACGTGCCGCCGACCACCGACTCCATCACCACCGAGGGCTAACCCATGTCTACCGCCTACCACCACGGCGCGCGCGTCAACGAAGTCTCAGGCGCCGCCTACACGATGCAGACCGTGTCCACGGCGACCATCGGTCTGATCGCCACGGCCAAGGACGCCGACGCGAAGACCTTTCCGCTCAACACGCCGGTCCTGCTGACCAACCCCAAGGCGGCCATCGGCAAGGCCGGTATCACCGGCACCCTGGCCGGTAGCCTGCGAGCAATCTCCGACCGCGTGACCTGCCCCACCATCGTCGTGCGCATTGAGGAAGGCGCGGACGCCGATGCCACCACCTCCAACGCGGTGGGCACGACCACCGAGGACGGCCGCCACACCGGCCTGCAAGCATTGCTGACCGCCGAGGCCCGTACCGGCGTGCGTCCGCGCATTCTCGGCGCGCCGGGCCTGGACACCCAGCCGGTCGCCACGGCGCTGTCCAATGTCGCCAAGAAGCTCAAGGCCTTCGGCTACGCCAGCTGCGACAAGGCCAAGACGCTCAGCGAGGCCAAGACCTATCGCGACAGTTTCGGCGCACGCGAACTCATGCTCATCTGGCCGCACTTCACCGCCTGGGACACCGTGGCCAACGCCGAGGTGCAGGCCAACACCGTCGCCATGGCGCTGGGCCTGCGCGCGAAGCTCGACCAGGACGTGGGCTGGCATCGCTCGCTGTCCAACATCCCGTTCGATGGTCCGATGGGCATCACCGCCGACGTGTACTTCGACTATCTCAGCGAAGGCACCGACGCGGACATCCTCAACGAAGCGGGCATCACCACGCTGGTCAAGCACAATGGCTTCCGCTTCTGGGGATCGCGTACCTGCGACAAGACCGACTTCATCTTCGAGGTGTACACCCGCACCGCGCAGGTGATCGCCGACACCATCGGCCAGGGCGTGTTCGAGTACACCGACAAGCCCATGCACGCCAGCCTGATCATCGACATCATCGACGCGATCAACGCCAAGTTGGGGAGCCTCGCGCGCTTCGGCTACATCCTCGGCGGCAAAGCCTGGTTCGATGCCTCGCTTAACGACACCGCCGACATGAAGGCCGGCAAGCTGGCGATCAGCTACGACTACACGCCGGTGCCGCCGCTCGAAGACCTGCAGCTCACCCAGACCTTCACCGACGTCTATATCGGCAAGCTCAAGGCCGCCGTCACCGCCACCAACGCCTGATCCCTCGCCGCCGATCACGTCGGCGGCGCTCTCCTTTTGTTGCAAGGAATGACTCCATGAAGCTCCCGAGCAAACTGAAAAACTTCGACCTGTTCCAGAACGGCGAATCGTGGCTGGGCCTGGTGCCAAGCGTCACCCTGCCCAAGCTCACCCGCAAGATGGAGGACTACGCGGCCGGCGGCATGGCCGGCCCGGTCGAAATCGACCTGGGCCAGGAAAAGATCGAGCTGGCCTTTACCGCCGGCGGCCTGATCAAGAGCGCCCTGGCCAAGTACGGCGCCACGGCCGTCGATGCCGTGCAGCTGCGCTTTGCGGGTGCCTATCAGTCCGAGAGTAACGGCGCCTATAACGCCGTCGAAGTGGCCGTGCGTGGCCGCTACAAGGAATTCGATCCGGGCGACGCGAAGTCGCAGAGCGACACCGAACACAAGTTCTCGGTGTCCTGCGCGTACTACCGCTTGAGCATCGACGGCGTGCCGGTGATCGAGATCGACATGCTGGCCAACAAGCTGATCGTGGACGGCGTGGACATTACCGCCGCCCAGCGCGCCGCCATCGGCCACTGGTAATCCCATCCCTTCACGCCTCGCATCCCCAGTCACTGACCCTCTTTAGGAGCCTCGCCATGACCGAGCACACCGACACCAAGCCGTTCCCCATCATCACCCTGGAAGAGCCGATTCGCCGCGGTGGCCAGACCATTACCGAGATTCGCCTGCGCAAGCCGAAGGCCGGCGAACTGCGCGGTACGCAGCTGGTGAACCTGCTGCACATGGATATCGCCTCGCTGGAAATCGTCCTGCCGCGCATCACCACGCCGCCGCTGACCAAGCATGACGTGGGCAATCTGGACCCGGCCGACCTCACGCAGTTTGGCGTGGAGCTGTCCGGTTTTTTGTTGACGAAGGAGAAGCGGGAGGCCTTCCAGTAACGGTGGAAGACGCCATGGCCGACATCGCGGTGGTGTTCCATTGGCCACCGCCGACGATGGACACCATGGACGTGAGCGAGTTGGTGCAATGGCGCGAGCGCGCCCGACTTCGTAACGGCGGCGAGGAATAGCGTGGATCTCAAGCTTAGCGTTCTGTTGAACATGATCGACAAGGCGACCGCGCCGCTGCGTGGCATCGCCGGCAGTTCAGCCGCCACGTCCAAGGCGCTGCGCGACACCCGCCAGCGCCTCAAGGAGCTGCAAAAGGCGCAGGACGACCTGAAGGGCTTCCGTCAGCTCAAAGCCAGCACGCAGGCGCTGGCCGGCCAGCTGTCCACGGCGCAGAAGCGCGCCACGGAACTGGGCCGAGCGATCGCCGGCGCCACGAACCCGACGCGGCAACAGACGCGCGAGTTCGCCGCTGCCAAACGCCAGGCTGAGGTGCTGGGCGTGCAGTACCAGGCCAACGTCCGCCGCCTGCAGTCCATGCGTGAAGGTCTCGGTGCGGCGGGCATCCACACACGTAACCTGGCGCGCGACGAGCGGCGCCTGCGCGACGACATCGCCGCCACCAACACGCAGATGGACGCCCAGCAGCGCAAGCTCGGCGCGATCACGCGGCAGCAGCAGAAGATGGCCGCGGCACGGCAGAGCTTCGAGCGCAGCTCGGCGACAGCCGCCCACCTGAGCGTGGGCGGTTACGCCGCGCGCGAGACGGGCAAGCATGTGCTCGGTGCAATCAGTCCCACCATCGACGAGGCGAAGGCCTGGTCGATGCAGGTGGCGCAGCTGCGCGCCATGGGCGTGGGCGATGCCATGGTGACCGATGCGGTGAAGTTCGCCCGCGCCCAGGACATCATGGGGACGAGCGCGACCGACACCCTCAAGCTGCTGAAAGAGTCCTATAGCGTCCTGCGCGACATGCACGAAGCGGAGGCGGTGACGCCCTACCTCGCACGCATGAAGTTCGGCATCGAAACCGTGATGGCCCAGGGCGGCCATGGTGATGGCCACGGTGCGACGGCCGAGACGATGTTCATGGATTTGCTCAAGGTCGCCGAGTTGCGCGGCGCGGCCAAGAGCCCGGAAAGCTTGAAGCGCGTGTTGGATTTCGCGACGCAGGCGTACGTGGCGTCCGGCGGCCTGGTGAAGTCCGAAGACCTGCTCAACATGATCAAGACCGGCGGCGTCGCCGCCAAGCAGCTGGACGATCAGTCGTTCTTCTTCGGGCTGCTGCACACCGTGCAGGAAATGGGCGGTCACCGCGCCGGCACCGGCCTGGCCACCGCCTATCAGAATTGGGCCGCCGGCCGCTCCACGCGCCAGTCGGCGGACGAGCTGTACCAGTTGGGCCTGCTCAAGCCTGGCGCGATTGAAGTCCACGAAAAGACGGGGCACCTCAAGAAGCTGCTGCCCGACGCGCTGAAAGAGGGCGACCTTTACCGCGTCAACCCGTTTGAGTACCTGATGACGCGCGTCATCCCGAAGCTCAATCCGGACGGTCAGCTCAACGACCAGCAGGTGGTGAGCAAGATCAACGCGCTGTTCTCCGGCCGCAAGGGTGGCGACCTGTTCGCGTCGCTGTTCATGGAGCGCGCGAACATCGCCAAGCACCTGGCCGCGGCGCCGAAGGCCTTCGGCGTGGATGCGCTCTACAACGAAGCCCGCCAAAACGCCGCGGGCCAGGAGGCCGAGCTGCTGGCCCGCAAGTCGGACCTGTACCGCGAGCTGGGCGAGCAGCTGCTGCCGGTGTACGTGGCGGGCCTTGGCAAACTGGTGGGCGTCCTGCGCGCTGTCGGGAGCTGGTCCCAGCGTCACCCGGCGCTCGCCAAGGGCATGCTGCTG